TCGTCGCTCATCTCCAAGCACCGCGCCTCGATGGGGCGAAGCTCGCGCAGCAGGGCTTCCAGGCGCTCGCGTTCGTGGGGTTGAATGATGGTCATACCTCAATCCCCGCGCTTTCAAGCAAAGCCTCGACAGCGTTTGCCGGAGTATCGCCACCGCCAATCGGGCTTTCAGGGCCGTCATAGGTGTCGAAATACGCAATCCACAAACCGGCTAACGGCTCGTCGTTGCGCTCGATGATTATTGGCTTCAGTCGGGTCACGCTACACCCTCCTCTTGCTTTGCAATTTCCCACATGACGCGGGCCTCGGGCGGAACCCGTGCGGCATAGTGCATGTATGCAATCCCGGTCCACAGCTTCGCGCGGAAATAATCCACAGCGCACCAATCCTGTGCCCTGATGGCCCTGCTGATATGAATTTCCGTGTTGACCAGCTCGGGCGCGTAACCGCCTTCGGGGCCGGCGCCATTTTGGAATCGGCCAGACCGGCGGCGTTCCCACTCGGGAAATTCGTAGCGTTCGAGGATGCAGGCGTCCTCGTATTCTTGTTCTGATGCGAAGCCGAGTTGGTAGGGCATGGGGGCCTCCTATCAAAACTGTTCAATGCGGGGGAAACGGGCTTTCATGGCGAAAGCCTCAGCCTGAAGCTTTGCTGCCATGCTGGCGCAGAAGCTGGCCTCATCATCGCTCAAGTCCGTGCGGAAGCTCTGAGCCATAAAGTGGTTTGCGGTCTTCTCAGCCTTAGCAATTGCCTCGCGGTGCGAGATCGTTGCGGCCATCCAAATTGCTGTGTTGCTGTTCATGTGTCTCTCCTTTGATAGGCAGACCATGCCACACATGTTTCACGCTTGCAACACGAAAGTTTGCTTGCGGATCAAAAAAGTTTCTGGCACAGTGTTTCCATGAAGAAACGTATGACGCTAGATGAATGGTGCGAGTTGGACGGGCGCGGCCCTTCCGCTCTTGCTGAATACTTTGACATCAGCCGGGCTACGCTGTGGCGCCTGAGAAACGGCGGGCGCAAAATTACGGTGGACACGGCGCGCAAGATTGAGCTGGCCACAGGCGGCAAGGTTCGCGCGGCTACGTTGTTGGGGGTTGAGGCATGATTAAACTAGCTCTGATAATTCTATGGGCGCTTCTGACCATTGGGTACGCGACCGGATTTCTGACTTGGCACATGCCAATTTGGGCCTACACGGGCCTGCTGATGCTAAATGCTTTTACTAGTCTTCTGGACGAAATGCTTATTAAAGCACTGAAGGCGGACGCTGCTTGACCCGCCGCGCTCGCCATCTCCCATCACGCCTTTTCAAGTTGGCATGGTTTCCGCTTGCGGTCCTTCCCTGGGCGCTTTTGGTTGCTGTTGTGAAGGATGCTTTCGGTGCGTAGCCAGATCGCAGCGCTGTATGTTGAAACGGGCGGATCGTATTACGGCCTACCTGGCGTTGACCCGTGGGATGAAGCCCGTGACGCCCGCCGCTATGCTGGGCCGCATCCGGTTGTGGCGCACCCGCCCTGCCAGCGCTGGGGCAAACTGTGGGCTGGGTCGCCAAGTCATATTGCTCGGACTGGACAACGCAAAATTAAGGGCGATGACGCCGGATGTTTTCGAGCTGCGCTTGATGCTGTTCGCAAGTGGGGCGGCGTAATTGAACACCCTTGGGGAAGCTGGGCCTGGCCACGTCATAACCTTAATACGCCGCCGCGCAATGGCGGATGGATTACCGCAGACTTTTACGGCGGCTGGACCTGCTGCGTAGAACAAGGCCGCTATGGACACTACGCCCGCAAACCTACGCTTTTGCTGGCCTACGGTATTCCGATGGCAAACCTGCCTGATTTGGAATGGGGCACAAGTGAAGCCGAATTTCCTCAATGGGCAATCGATAAATATGGCTTGGCAAAGTGCAAGCGCATCGGCGAACTGTCATTCAAGGGCGGCGGCACTGACAGCTCGCCCCGTATCGGCACGCCGGTAGAATTCCGCGATCTGCTGATTAGCATGGCCCGCTCTGTCGTGATGGAAACCGCCAATGGATGATCTGGACCGTCCCTTCCAAGCCCTTGCCCTCGCCAGCCTTATTGTTCTTTTAGTTTGCTGCACCGTAATCGCGCCGCGTTAATTGTTCGGCTTCGTCCCGGGACATTTCGCCGTCGAATTCCCGAATCGCGGCCCGCTCCTCCATCTCCATGCGGAGGCTTTCCAGTTGTTCGGCAACAGCGCGGCGCGCTTCGATTGGAACGCGCTCCAGCATCGCGGCGCGCCTGTCTTTCGGCGCACGGAGGAGCTGGAGAGCGGCGTCCAGGATGCGGGGGTCGGTCATCGTTTCCACAGCATGAAGGCGTCCCATGCCGCCTCGTGGCCCAGGGCCACGCAGGCAAACGCGCCAAGGGCCGCAGCAGCCGCCAGGTATTCTTTTTGCCCGTCCTGCCAGCTGCTTTGCGTGTGGTCGCGGCGCTTCATTTCGCACACAAAGGTCGGGGCGCCGGGGATCACAATGTCAGCCGCGCCGGGCGTCATGCCTTGTGCCTTGTGGGTAATCAAGGTTCGGTGTTGGCTTCCACGCAGTTGTTGTTCGTTGCGAGGATGGACGGCGATGAGGCCATAGGTGTCCGGGTATTCGCGGCGCAAGCGATTGAAAAATGTGACCTGCTCGATTTCCTCTTTCGGGCAAGCGCCCCGGAAGTGCACGTCGCCATAGATCGCCACCGGGCAATCACGCAGTTGCATCGAAGTAGCCTTCCATCTTTTCAGTAGATCCGGGGAGCGCGTCTGGCTCGCGATTATATCCAAGCGCCTGGTAGAAACCGCTTTGCGCGTTCTTGCGGTAGGTCAGTGTGCTGGGCTTTTCCTTGCCATAATCGGTCGCGGCGCAGAAGGCGGCCCACTCTGCCATGCCGCGAGTGTGCTGCGCGTCGGGCTGGTACCAGATCGAAAAAGACCTGTACGGCGTGACATAGTCGGCGCGAATCGTGCGGTTGCCGCGCGCGGAAATGCCCTCACTGACGGTCATCGTCAGCACTTTGTCAGTCTGCGTCTGGGTCGGGTCGCGCTTCATCGCCCGGAACTCGCCGGCCAGCTTTTCGTTGGGGTCCACAATTTCGCCTTTGCATTCGTAGCAGTAGCGCGCGGCGATGTCGTTTTTCTCGCCGCAATGTGGGCAGGCCTTGCCGGTCCAGCGGTAACCGCAGCGCTCGTATTGCTTTGCCGCGTTCCCCGGCGTGCCGGGGATTTTAACCTGGCCCCAGCAGCGGCGCCCGAAGTGGGCCGGCATCGGACCATATTCGGTCATGACCGGCACACCATCTAGGTCGAGGCAATAACCATTGGCGTCGATCCTGTAGCCTGCCTCAGCAACCTGCGGCTGGACGGTGAAATTATTTTCGTAGCCGCACTCAGGGCACAGGCAGCTGAGGCCACCAGGCGCCGATGGCGCCTTGCCCGCCTTGATGATCGGGCTGAAGAGATCACCATCCGGGCAGTGGTCCGTCAGGTTCGTGGTATAGTCCAGCACAAGGCAATTTTGCTTGTCCGGATGTATGCGCAGGCCCCGGCCTATGATTTGCTGAAGCAAGCCGACACTTTCGGTTTTGCGCAGGATGGCGATAACGTCGACGTGTGTAAAGTCTACACCAGTCGTCATCGTTGCCACTGAAACAAGATATTTAAACTTCTGTTTCTTGAAGTCCTCCACGAGCACGGCTCGCTGCTTGATGCCGGTGTTTATGTCGCCGCCAATCATGCGCGACATTTCCGGTGGAAGACTGGCGAGGATCTCTTGCGCGTGCGCCACGGTGGCAGCAAAGAACATCACGCCTTTCCGGTCGCGCGACTGGTTGACGACATCCGCTACAATGGCAGAGGTCTTGCGGCCGTGGCCGAGATAGGCGCGATCGACCGCAGCGGCATCGAACTGGCCGCGACTGTTGAGGGTAAGCCCAGACGTGTCATAGCCCTCGGCATTGATGTGGCCAATCACGGGCTGTGTCAGGTAACCCTGGTCGATCAGTTCACGCGCGTCGATGCGCTCGACACATTTCAGAAAGTACGGTTCGCGCGCGCGATCTTCTCCATGGCGGCTGCCGTCTGGTTCTTCCGTATAGATGTACCCGCTGCCCAAGCGGTATGGGGTTGCGGTAAGGCCCATGATGCGCAGATTCGAATTGCTTTCGCGCATAGCCGCAAGGATTGTCTTGATTGTTGGTGTCAGCCCGTGCGCCTCGTCGCATATAACAAGGGCATATCCTTCGTCTCCCTGGCGCTTGAACCTTGCGATTCGATTGAGCACGGTTTTCGGCGTGCCGAACACAACTGGGTGCCGGAGATCCTTTGCGCCAGCCGATGCAGAGAACACGCTCGCCTTTAGTCCATATGCCTTGTATTTGGCAATATTCTGCTTCACGAGATCAGCGTTCGGGGCAAGGCAAAGAACACGCTTGCCCGTCCTGTGATGTATGATCTTTGCGACCTCGGAAATTATGATCGATTTCCCGGCGCCTGTAGCCGCCTCAATGACAAATGGAGCGGTGCTCTTGAGCATCCAGTTTATGGACTGCTCGACAACACGCTCCTGATACGGACGAAGCTTCATATCAGCATGTCCCTGCGATTATGCTTTTTCATGTTTTCCCGTGCCCACATGGGGCGCAAATTGGTCAAGGCGTTTATAACGGACGGATCGGTCTCGCCTTCGGCAACGTATTGCGAGACCGGAATTATATGGTCGATGTGCCACTCGCCCATATTGTCCCAGGTCATTCCTTTTTTAAATTGCCTTTCAAGGTGGAGCATCAGCTCCTCTCTAGTATAGCCGAGGATGACGTGTGTCCGATCGGTTTTGTTTTTCATGCAACGTCGGACACACTGGCGCATAAAGATGATTGTCTTTGAAGTTTCTTTCTTGCGCCAGCGGCGCGCCGAGATGTTAATTTTTTCGGGGTTTTCTTTCTTCCATTGGGCTGCTTTCTCGATGGCTTCCGCCCTGTTTTTCTCATACCAGCGGCGCGCCCGCAGGCGTTGAAGTTCTTTTTTGTGCTCCTTCGATTTCCCGTAGAAACCCTTCACAGGATATTTTTCGTAGTGGCACGTCGTGCACATCCCGGAGGCCGACCAGCGTTCTGCCGTGTGCCCACGAAGGCACGGCTTTCCCGTGAAGTATCGCGTCAGGTCAAGCGCCCTTGCTTCCTTCCGTGTAAGGATCGCAGCATCCGAGCACCGCTGCTGGTAGGGGCGGAGCTTGGTCATTATTTCAGCTGCCAATATTCTGATGGCTTGCCGCGGTAGGGTTCGAGGTCGAGGGTGGGGAGGTGTTCCTTAACGACCTTGGCATAGGAGACGGCACCGGCGCGCTCGACCTTGGTGAGGTTGCGGCCGCCAATGACGGCGTTGCGGTCCTTGGCCATCTCGACAAAGAACGCGAGCAGTTCCTTCTTGCGCTCTTCGGCCCTCTCGATCGCCTCGATCAGGTCATCATACTCTGCAAGCCTCTGCAGCGCCAACGGCGTATCGATCACGACGCGCTGGGGATCAAGATATTTCTGCGCTTCAGGCAGATCTCGCTCGAAGAGGAACTCTTCGTAGAAATCCTTCAGCTTCGGCAGGTTCTTCGTCCGCCACTTACTGTCGGGGGTGATCCGCTCCAGCTCCGGCTCCAGATAGGGTGCCCACTGCCAGAAGTCCCACCATGCACGCTCGCAGACCCAAAGCGAAAACTGCACCTGGTCGTAGTAGTGCGGCTGCTCTGCGAGCGGAAGGAATTCAGCGGCCGGCATGTCCTCCGGTTTCGAGTAGCGAAACTTGTAGGGGCACTTGATCTCGATGCCGCCGACAAGCCCGATCAACCCGTCGGGTGAGGCGCCGGCCCAGTGTTCGCGGGTGACGAAACCTTCAGATGTGACCGCGTTGCCGGTCTGCATGACATAGTCTGCGAGCGCATGCTCTTCGTAGTGCTCGCCGTATTTGGTTGCCACGTTGCCGGTAAATTCGGAAGGCGCGTTGTGCCAGGCGCGCACAAGCGTGCGCATGGCGTCCTCGCGGGTCTGCCAGGGTGAATGCCCGAGTATTGCACCGACCATCGAGGCGGTGATTCGTCCGCGCCGGGCTGCATGCCATTCGGGGGTGCGTTGTTCGAGGGGTTCGGGGGTGGGGGTCATGTTTTGCTTCCCATTCCGCCCGCCATCGCCGGAGCGATGACGGGGGTTTGTTGTGGTTGATGTGCGGTCAGATCAGAACGGAATGTCGCTCGTCTCAACACTGGCGAAGGACTGCTTCGGTGCGGGCTTCGACGTCTTTGCGGCGGCGATGTGCAGTTCGGCGCCCTTGGGCGCCACAGCTGCAACCCAGTTCCCGCGGATCATCTCTCCGGTCTGGCGGTCCTGGATCTCCCAGAGCATAACCTTGATGACCATTGGCTTGCTCGTGAGGTGCAGACCCAGGGCATCATCAGTTGGTTTTCCCTGCTGCGCGGTCAGCTTGCCGCCTGCGTTGGCGTCGATCGCGGCCAGCATCCGGCGGGCCTTGTCGCGCTTCTTGGCGGCCTTGTCAGCATCCTTTGCGCCCGGGTCGTCATCGGTGACCCAAAGCTTCTGAAACACTTTCCGATTCTTGTAGTCGTCCGGCTGGATCACGGTCCAGCGCAGCGAGATATACTCGGCCATGCCGTCCTGTGTCTTTGCCCACTTCGCCTCGTCGATCATGGCAAGCACGCTGGAGCCATCGGGGATAGGCTCCATATTTCCGCCGCCGCCGTCGAACTCGGTCGTTTTAGTGGCTGCGGCATTACCGCCA